GGTCGATGGTGGCACGGTACTCCAGCCACTTGGAAAATGCCATGAAGACCTCTATCGCATCCACGACATTGGCCTTCTTGTCGAGCTTCTCGATGACGGAGGACAGTTTGGCGAGCTTGTCGCCCAGCCCTGCTATGAGCGAGGGGTCTTCCGACTCGTTCACCTCTGTAATGAGTTTGTCGATTGTGAGCAACAGTTTATTGACCAGTTCCGGTCGTGTTACGTTCTTTGCAGCCCTCGCCTCTTTCCACCCATCCGCATTGCACCACTTGGATATGGTAACCCTTGACACCTCTACTTTCTCCGCTATCTCGTTCTGCTCCATTCCCGCAAGGTAGAGAGAGCGTGCAAGGGATTTTTTCTTTTCTGTTTCTGCTTTTGTCATAATCTGCTTGTATGGTTTTACATAGCAGACGTTTTCAAACGTCTGCTTGGGAGTTTCGTTTCCACTGCAAAATTGCCTTATTTTATTGAGCCTGCAAAAAAACGGTGCAGCCGCTTCATAGAAGCGTGCAGTGGTTTCATACTTTTTTGGTAGTCAATGATTTATGACGTAATATTGCAGTCGAAATCGAATATTAAACGCAAATGGGAAAGCGAGTAAGAATATCTAATGACAGCTTGAACAGCTACGGGTTCAGAGTACTGACGAGCGGCGTGGACGTGGCGCAGTACAACCGTAACCCCGTACTGCTCTATATGCACGAGCGCGGCAATGTGTTGGGTTATGTGAAAGACCCGAAGGTGGAGAACAATGAGGTAACTGGTGAATTGATGTTCGACTGTGCCTCAGAACTGAGTCAACGCTGCAAGAAGCAGTTTGAGTTCGGAAGCCTCAGGATGGTGAGTGCCGGTCTGGAGATACTTGAAACGAGTGAGGACAAGGACCTGCTCGTAGCCGGGCAGACACGCCCTACCATCACTAAGAGCAAGCTCTTCGAGGTCAGTATCGTCGATGTCGGCGCAAACGACGATGCGCTCGTGCTTCAGAGAAATGGAAAGGTGATAACCCTCGGCAGGGACGGCGACTGCGACCTGCCACTTTTGAAAAATAATAACAAACAACAAAAAACAGAAGAAATGGAAAACAAGACCATTGCCCTGCAACTGGGGCTGCCGGAAACGGCTACGGACGCGGAGATTTCAGCGAAACTGACAGAGCTGAATCAGCTGAAGGAACAGAACGTGTCTCTGCTTAAAGAGAAAGAGAGCCTTACTCTGGTGAACATCACCAGTCTCGTCACACAGGCCATCGCCGAGAAGCGACTTGAGGAGAAGGACAAGGATCAGTTCGTGGAACTGGGCAAGAAAATTGGCGCGGAGGAGCTGGAGAAGACACTGAAGGCGATGCACCCTGCCGTGAAGCTGTCTTCCGTATTGGGACATCAGGGCGGTGCATCTGCTGGTGGGCAGAAGTTCACGAAGCTGAGCGAGGTGCCGGCCGACCAGATAGCGGTCTTGCGCTCGGAGAACCCGGAGGAATACAAGCGCCTGTACAAGGCCGAGTACGGTATTGATTGTGAGATTTAAGTAGAACCCTTAAAATAGAAAAGATGAACAGAATTTTAATGATGTTTGCTGCCCTGCTGTTCAATGCGATAGCAGGTGCGACGTTGGCCGGGACGGTAGGACTGTCGCCTGTTACCGGTGCCTTGGGTATGAATGTGGTGGCTGCACTTGTCGGCACTATGCCCAATGGTGTGTTGCGTGCCGGTGTATTTACGGAAATATGGACAGGCGAGTTGGTAAAGGCCCTGCGAAGCGGTCTTGAAGGCTCTTGGCTTGATGGTGTGCCCGACCAGAGTTCCATTGCGGAGAACGACGTAATTCACCTTGTGGATGTCGGTGTGGATCCTGATGTACTGGTGAACAATACGACATACCCCATTCCCCTTCAGGCATTGGAAGACAAGGATATTGCCGTGAAGCTGGACAAGTTCCAGACGAAGGTGACACCTATCACGGACGATGAACTGTATGCCATCAGCTATGACAAGATGGCCCGTGTAAAGGAGTCCCACAGCAATGCGCTGAATGATGCTAAGTTCACCAAGGCAGCCCATGCCCTGTGTGCCAAGAACAACACCGCCAAGACACCCATACTGACGACGACCGGTGAGCGTGATGCGGAGACAGGCCGTCTGCGCCTGACACCCAACGATCTTGTGGAGATGAAGCGTGCGCTGGACAAAATGAAGGTGCCATCTGAGAATCGCCGCCTTGTCCTCTGTCCTGATCATGTGAACGACCTGCTGCTCGTCAGCCAGAACTTCCGTGAGCAGTACAACATAGACCGCAACACTGGTAAGGTCGGCAAGCTGTACGGCTTCGATATCTTCGAATATGCCAATACGCCACTTTATACCACTGCCGGTGTGAAGAAGGACTTGGGGTCGACGGCTGCCAAGGGCGAGTTCCAGTGTTCGTTCGCGTTCTATACTCCACGCGTGTTCAAGGCCACGGGTTCGACCAAGATGTATTACAGCGAGGCTTCGACCGACCCGGAATACCAGCGCAACAAGATCAACTTCCGTCATTACTTTATCTGCATGCCGAAAAAAGCAGATGCAGGCGTAGTAATGGCAAGCGGCTATAAGGAGAATCCATAATGGGCAAACCGATGAAGTACCTCGTCATTCACTGCACGGCAACCCCAGAGGGGCGTGAGGTGAGCTCGGCTGAAATACGCCGGTGGCATACCTCGCCCCCACCTGCCGGGCGTGGCTGGAAGCAGGTAGGCTATACCGACCTTTTCCACCTCGACGGGCGTGTGGAGCGACTGGTCAAGAACAACGAGGACGCGCAAGTGGACCCGTGGGAAGTGACCAACGGGGCATCAGGCTACAACAGTGTGAGCCGGCACATCGTGTATGTGGGTGGCTGCGACAGGCAAATGAAGCCCAAGGACACGCGGACGGCAGCACAGCGTGAGGCTCTAAAACGCTATGTGCAGGACCTCCACGGCAGGTTCCCACAGATACGCATCGTGGGACACCACGATCTGAATCCCGGCAAGGCGTGTCCGAGCTTTGATGTGGCGGCATGGCTGCGTGAGATTGGTATCCGACAATAAAAATATAAAGGTATGGAACTCAGTGAATTTATCAATCTGGTGCTGGGTGGCGGCCTTGTGGCGACGGTGATAGCCGTCATCACGATGAAATCGACCGTGAGAAAAGCGAAAGCGGAAGCTGAGAAAGCGTTGGCTGAAGCCGAGACTGTCCGGATAGATAACACTGACAAAGCCACCCGAATACTTATAGAGAATATTGTAAACCCTTTAAAGGAAGAACTCAATGAAACAAGGAAAGACCTCAACGCGACCAAGCGCGAGATGGCACGCCTCCGCAAGGCCATCGACGATGCTAACAGTTGCCGTTACAGTGATAACTGTCCTGTGCTTAAGCGGATGCGCATCGAGCAGAAAAAGCGTGAGCCGTCAGACGGAAACGAGCCACGAGGAGAGCCTGCACGCCGTGGACAGCATGGTGAGCGTTGTAGAAACATGGCGAACGCCCGTGAAAGTCCCGATGTCATCAGTGATATTGACACTGCCTGTGGACAGTCTTCGGCTGCTGCCTCCCGGAGCGGGATACATAGCGAGGAAAGGACAGGCGAGCGTGAAGGTAAAACGGAAGACTGCGACGGAGAAAGAGCCTGAACAGTTGGTTATAGAAGCCGACTGCGACTCTCTGGAACTGGTATGTGCAAATTACTCTAAAACAGTCAGTATGCTGAAACGGCAGCTGAAAGAGGCCAACAAGTCCAACAGTGAGTTGAAGGAAACGGCAAAGGAACGTGCTTCGCCCGGTCTTGGAAATTTATTCATTGCCTTTATCGTCGGGGTGGCATCCGGCATAGTATTAACCATTTTAACAAGAAAGATATGGCAAAAAGTGTTTTAGACGGAACCGACCTCATTCTGTCCATCGGAGGAAATGCCCTCGGCTTTTCCACCGGCTGCAAGGTATCCACCTCTGCTGAAACAGGAGAGCGAGTAACTAAGGAGGCTTCCGGGGGCAAGTGGAAGGAAAGCTACATCAAGAGTTTTTCTGAACAGATTACCGCTGACGGTGTGGTGCTGACGGACGGGACAGACGAAGTGCCGAGTTACGACCAGCTGAAGGCTGCGATGCTGAAGGGCGAACCCGTCGACAGTGCATACAACCTCCGTGACGGCGACAAGCGCACGGGCAAGTCCAGCGGTGGGTATAAGGGCAAGTATCTCATCACGTCATTGGACCTTGATGGTCAGGCTGGCGATGATGCGAAATACTCTATCACCCTGCAGAACAGCGGGGCGGTAACAAAGAACGATTCCGGGTTGACGGGTAGCAGCCCTAAACCTGCGTCTGGTGGTCATTAAAACGGAAAATCATGGATAAGAAGAATATCAACAAGCTGAAGATTGCCGGCAAGGAATATCCCTGCCGCGTAACCATGGGAGCAATGGTACGCTTCAAGAATGCGGCAGGAAAAGATGTGAGTGAACTGAAGCAGACCGACATTTCGGAACTGGTACTGTTCATCTTCTGTTGCGTGCAGAGTGCGTGCCATGCGGACCACGTGGACTTCGACATGGACTTTGAGACGTTTGCCGACTCGTTGGAGCCGGACAGTGTTAACTCCTTTTACGAAGATATGGCTACCTCACAAAAAAAAACGGAGAATCCTGTGCCGGGCAGGTAAGCATTGACGAACTGCTGGGTATAGCCTTGGGGTGCATCGGGATGGGCAGAGATGACTTTGAACGGTGTACCCCTTTTGAGTTCTACGAAGTATGGAACCGATGGGGACAGCAGCACAGGGACAGCGAGCGTGGTGCATGGGAACGGGCACGGGTGATGGCTATGTTCTTTATCCAGCCATACGTAAAAGGAAAGCTGACGGTGCATGACGTTCTTCCGCTTCCATGGGACGAGGAAGACAGCAGTGTCAAGGGGGAGGAAATCAGCAAGGAAGAATTCAACAGGCGTTTCGAAGAAGCGAAACGGCGTAACGGACTAAAATAGCACAACCAAGATGGCAAAGGCAGTAGAATTTCAAATCAAGATAAAAAGCGGCGACGGCAGCGTTTTGAAAAACCTGACCGTTGAAGCTACCGGACTTGACGAAGCTTTGGAAAAGGTAGGTGAGACGGCGCGTAGCACAGGCTCTCAGCTGAAGGAAATGGCAGCTAAGAGCATGATTTTCGAAGGTGCGATGCGCTCGGTCGAGACCCTCCGTGATATGGTAGGAGGACTGGCTGCTCCTTTCAACAGCTTTGAGACGGCCATGCGGAGTGCTAATACGATGGCCGGCAAGAGCGGAGAAGAGTTCGATGCACTCTCTGACAAGATAGTTGGGCTGAGCAAAAATATACCGCTGGCACGTGAGGAACTCGCCAATGGATTGTATCAGACAATATCAAATGGTGTGCCCGAGGACAACTGGATAAGTTTTTTGGAGCAGTCGAGTAAGGCTGCAGTCGGTGGGCTTGCCGATTTGAGTCAGACCGTAACAGTGACTTCGACCCTTATCAAGAACTATGGACTGAGCTGGGATCAGGCTGGGACCATTCAGGACAAGATACAGATGACGGCCAAGAATGGTGTAACCAGTTTCGAACAGCTTGGTCAGGCACTGCCCCGTGTCAGCGGAAGTGCCTCTCAACTGGGCGTTTCAATGGACGAACTCATGGCCGTCTTTGCAACGACTACAGGTGTTACCGGTAATACAGCAGAGGTCTCTACCCAGCTGGCAGCAGTCTTGAATGCACTTGTCAAGCCGTCTGCCGAAGCGACACAGGCAGCAGAGGCTATGGGCATTGGCTTCAATGCCGCAAGTGTGCAGGCTGCAGGAGGACTTGAGAACTTCCTGCTGGGACTGGATGCAAGCATTCAGGAATATTCGGCCAAGACCGGCCAGCTTAGCGAAACTATCTACGGACAATTGTTCGGAAGTGCAGAGGCTCTCCGCCTGCTCGGTTCCCTGACGGGTGAGCAGAAAGACAAGTTTTCAGAGAATATTGGTGCGATGGCAGATTCTGCAGGCACAATAGATACAGCCTTCAATGAAATGTCAAGTACAGGGGACAGCGTCGGACAGATGCTGAAGAACCAAGTGCAATCCATGCTTGACTGGGCGGGCTCATTGGCCAGTACATCCGCCCCTTATATGGAGATGATAGCTAACACGGGACTGGCGTTAATGAGTATGGCACAACTGAAGGGTGGGCTGGTAGCTGTCGTGTCCGGATTGAGGGCTGTCAAAATTGCCACACTCGCACAGGCAGCAGCCTCAAAGATTGCCGTACTTGCTTCCAATGCTTGGAAAATTGCACAGATAGCATTGAATTTCGTACTGAGTGCCAATCCCATAGGTATAGTCATTATGGCAATAGCCGGACTTGTTGCCATATTAGTGGCAGCCTATAATAATAGTGAGACCTTCCGCAATATATGCGACCAAGTATGGGCTGTGGTGAAGAACTTGGCTTCAGCAGTATGGGACTTTCTTGTCAAAGCCTTTGAAAGGGCAAGTGCTGTCATAAAAGCGGCATGGGAATGGGTAAAAAAGTTTTTCGGCATTGATGACAGCGGTCCGGTAAAACAGACCGATGGAATAGAAAAGCAGACCAAGGCACTGAAAGAAAACACGAAAGCAAAGACCGCCAATGCGCAGGCGGCGCTTAAAGGAAACAAGAAGTTCAACGCCCCTGTCGGCGACAAAAAGAAAAAAGATAAAAAGAAGACCAAGAAGGAAACCGACCCGTACGACGGAAAGAATCTCATAGCCAATGCCACGAGCTACAAGGAACTTGGCAACAATATCCAGTATTACCAGAACAAGCTCGAAACGACAAAAGGGACGGAGACAAAGACCATATCCCTTTATGCCCAAAAGATCGCACAACTGCAAAAGCAGCAGGAAGCCATCAGCCGTATTCAGGAGCTGGCTGCACGTCCAACAGAACTGAAATCCCTTGAGGATATTAACAAGGAGATTGCCTATCAGCAGGGGCTTCGTGAGCGTGCCACAAAATCGGAACTTGCCGGAATTGACAAAGAGATAAGCCGTTTGAACGACCTTAAAACAGCATTCGAACGCAATGCGCACATTGATGTCGGCATTGACAAGATAAGGACATACAGGCAGCTGGAGGAGGAAGTGCGGTATTATTCTGACCTGCTTAAGACTGCTACGGCGGAAGAACGTATCGAAATCCAGAAGCAGATCAATGCACTGAATGACCTGCGCAGGAAGTGGGACGATACATTGGACGAGTTGAAGAAGCCTGAAGATATTTCAAGGCTGGACAGCATAGAAGAACTGGACAAGGCCATCAGCTACTACGAGTCCAAACAGAAAAAGGCAAGTGCCTCGGAAATATCCGGGATAGAACGCACCATCATGACCTTGGAGAAAAAGCGTGATACCATGAAACAGCTGACGCGTATTCCTGAACTGCAGGACGAGGTGGGCAAACTTAACGGTATGAACGGCAGGGAGCTTACGATGGAACTGCGGGTAATGGGATTGGAAGGTGTGAAAAAGCGCATCAAGGAGTTGCAGGATATGCTCTCTGACACGAAGAATCCAATGGACGAAAGTCAGCGTGCCGAAGTGAACAAACTTGTGGAGAGTTATGAGAAATACCAGAAAATACTTAAAAAGAGCAATGTAACGGTGGAAAAATCGTGGAGTTCTCTCAAAGGTATAGGTGGCGGTATCTCTTCACTGACAGATGCACTTCAGGGTAATCGAGGGGCTTGGGAAACCATTACCAGTGTAGTCGATGCGGCTATACAGATTTATCAAGGGGTAAACAGCATTATAGCAATCATCAATGCGCTGACAGCGGCAACGGCAACATCCAATACCGTCGTGGCG